CAATGAAATCTTAGCAGTCCTTGATGATATTGTGGAGGGTGCAGATACAGTCCTATAAGTAACAACAACTGTGAGGCCACTAACTAACACTTAGTGGTCTTATTTTATGCTTACTAAATGTTAATCAGTGTTATGAACAGTTGTTGACATATAAGGGCGTAATATGGTATAATTGTTATATGCGTGAATGGACAGTTTGTTGCCGTTCGTTGTTATTTTGTGCGGGTTGCGTTGCCGTTATAAAAATAGCTAACTACCCTAACCTACAGAGGTGACAATTCGAGAGAGCTATATTAATATAAAAAAAATTTCCGTGGTATAAAAAACGCCCTATAAGGTTTTTCATATATAAAAAAATCCCCCATAAGATTTTGGAAACAACAACCTATCACATCTATGCAAAAGATAGAGTATTGTATTGTAATCTAGATGAAGAAGATTTTGAAGAGAAGTGGGAATTACTTGGAGTTATGATCGACCTACTCGGAGGAGAATATAATAGAGAAGATTTATCATATATTAAGTTAGGGCCTAAGTGTGGAGTAGGTGGGCCAGGTAGGGTTATCCAGAAACAACTATGGGAAGAAGATAGTTATTGACATATACATAATACCAGTGTAGAATGAAGTGTAGCTACAACGTATTATGGCCAAAGGATTTACAGTAAAGGCAAATGCTCCCAAACCTAGCAAAAAGGCAACATGGGATATCCCTGCTATCAAAGAAAGATTTAAAGGAAAGAAAGTAGTATTTTGTTTGCCAGGTAGGATGGTATCATACACATACTTGAAGAACTTTGTATCTCTTTGTTTTGATATTGTACAGAATGGAATGAGTATTCAGATATCTCAGGATTACTCATCAATGGTAAACTTTGCAAGATGTAAGTGTCTTGGAGCTAATGTATTAAGAGGGCCAGAGCAAATACCTTGGGATGGTAAACTAGAATATGATTATCAGATATGGATTGACTCGGATATTGTCTTTAACACAGAACAGTTCTGGCAGTTACTAGATCTTGCAGATAACGGAGAAGAAGATGGACAAAAGGAAATAGTTGCAGGATGGTATGCTACCGAGGATGGCACGACTACCTCTGTTGCTCACTGGTTAGAAGAAGATGACTTCCGCAAGAACGGTGGAGTTATGAACCATGAAACTGTGGAATCGATCAACAAGCGTAAGAAACCTTTCACTGTAGATTACACAGGCTTTGGTTGGGTTTGTATTCAGAAAGGAGTCTTTGAGAAACTCCCATATCCTTGGTTCGCTCCTAAGATGCAAGTCTTTGAGTCAGGTGCAGTACAAGATATGTGCGGAGAAGATGTAAGTTTCTGTTTAGATGCAATTGAGGAAGGTTATGAAATCTGGTGCGATCCTCGTATCAGGGTTGGCCACGAAAAAACTCGTATTATCTAATGGGAGACAAGGCCATTAGAGAGTGGATAAATGTCCACCTAAAGAATAAGGACACATCAGATCTATGGGATCTAGTAGCAGCAATACTAACAGAACTATCGGAGCGTGACTCGATTCAATATCGTATCAGAGCCGATGAACCTACCGTTGCTGCTCGGATGAAACAACTCGACAGAGATTTAAAAGACGGAACAGAACCAGCATATTATCCCGAATGGGATGAAAGTACACATGATTCAGAGGGATGCTAAATGGCAAAAACATTAAATGGTGAACAATTAATTGAATCCAGACCGAAAAAAACTCGTCAAGGAAGAGGAAAGCATACCAAATATGCGGCAACCTCTCGTAATGGGGTAAAGAAAAGAAAAAGAGGACAAGGATAAACTACTCAAACCTCCTACATTGTAGGGGGTTTTTTTATTGGTTAAATAGGATGATAAATAAAATATAATATAAGTGTATTTTAATGCCGTTAGAGAGGATAAGCCAAGGTTTTAAGGACGTTTCAATGTCATTTCAGACTAATCCTCTGAATTCAGACCTTATTGCCCTCAAAAATGAGTCTGCAATTGCTAGATCATTACGTAATATTGTGCTAACGACACCAGGTGAGAAATTTTTTAATGAACAATTTGGATCAAGGGTATCTGAATCACTATTTGAAAACATTGATGCAATAACAGCAGACTTAATAGAAGATGAAATCAGAACTTCTGTTAATAATTATGAGCCAAGGGTTAGTTTGAGGACTGTTAAAGCAATTGCCGACCCAGATAATAATGGTTTTGATGTTGTTATCACTTATAGCATTATAGGAGCTGATGTTCCACCCCAATCATTACAATTTGTCTTGCAACCGACTAGGTAAATGCCATTAGTTAACTTTTCAAACCTTGATTTTGATCAAGTTAAGACTACTCTTAAGAATTATTTAAAGTCAAACTCCAATTTTACGGATTATGATTTTGAAGGGTCTAACTTATCAACAATTATAGACGTTTTAGCATATAATACTTACATTACTTCGTATAATGCCAACATGGTATCTAACGAAGTATTCATTGATAGTGCAACATTAAGAGAAAATGTGGTTGCACTAGCAAGAAATATTGGATATTTACCTAAATCACGTAAATCTTCCGCAGCATTTGTTACTTTTTTCGTAGATACATCAGATTTAAACCCTAGGCCATCTACAATTACACTTAAAAAAGGCCCAGTTGCTTCAAGTGCAGGTAATTTTGGTAATTCTTCGTTTATTTTCTCTATTGCAGAGGATATAACTGTTCCTGTTGTTGATAATATTGCAGAATTTAATAATATTAAAATAAATGAAGGATCATTGCTGGTCACTAACTTCACTTATAGCTCTAGAAACCCAAATCAAAAGTTTATTTTACCAAATATTGGTATTGATACTGATTTAATTAGAGTTTCTGTTAAAACCGACAGTTCAGAATTCGCTCCATCAACAAAATATAGTAGACAGGACAGTCTTTTTGATATTACTAAGGATTCTAACGTATTTTATCTTCAAGAATCTGAGGATGAGCAGTATGAAATCTTTTTTGGAGACAATGTTTTCGGAAAAGCACTTGAAGATGGTAATTTTATCACTGCAAACTACATTGTATCGAATGGAGAGTCTGCAAATGGAGTAAATCAATTCCAATTTGCTGGTAGAATCACTTATGTACTAGGTTCAACTGAATATGTGGTTACATCTGGTATATCACTTATTTCAGCAGGTACAGGGTCTTCTGGAGGTGCTACAATTGAGTCTGTAGATTCAATTAAAAAGTATGCTCCACGCATTTATGCTTCTCAAAACCGTGCTTTAACAGCAAATGACTATGAGGCTTTAGTTCCATCTAAAATTTATCCCGATACAGAGTCAATTTCTGTTTTTGGAGGTGAAGAATTAGTTCCTCCTCAGTATGGAAAGGTCTTTATTAGTATAAAACCAAGATTTGGTGATTTTTTACCTAACTTGATTAAGCAAAACATCAAAAATAAGCTTAAAAAGTATTCTGTTGCAGGAATTGTTCCAGAAATACTTGATTTGAAGTATCTTTATCTCGAAATTCAGTCATCTGTATACTATAATACAAATTTAGCACCGTCTGCAGAGGATGTTGGTAGTATTGTTAGCAATAATGCTCAAAAATATGCAGATTCTAGTGAATTAAACAAGTATGGAGCTAGATTTAAGTATAGTAAGTTCCTAAAAATCATCGATGATAGTAGTGATGCCATTACTTCTAACATTACAACAGTTTATATGCGACGTGATTTAAGGGTTGCTCTTAATTCTTTTGCAGAATATGCAATTGGTTTTGGTAATGCATTCCATGTTAAGAGAGCTTCTGGATATAATATTAAATCTACATCATTTAAAATTAATGGTTTAAGTCAATCAGTATATCTTAGCGATCTTCCTAATAATGATTTAAAGACAGGAACACTGTTTTTCTTTACTTTACCTTCAGTTAATTCACAAACTCCTACTATTGTAAAGAGAAATGTTGGAACAATTGATTATACAACAGGAATTGTCATTATAAATCCAGTAAATATTACTGATGGTAAGCAAAAAGATGGTCAAACCATTATTGAAATTTCTACATGCCCACTTTCTAATGATGTTATTGGTCTACAAGACCTTTATTTACAATTAGATGTTAGCAATAGTTCATTTAATATGGTTGTAGATGAAATTTCTTCTGGATTAGATCCATCAGCATCTAATTATATCGTAACTTCAAGTTATGATAGAGGAAATTTGGTTCGTTCAGGTGGCCCTGCCAGTGGCAATATAGATAGTGGTACAACAGGTAATGTGGCATCTACAGTAACATCTACAGGATACTAATCAATACAAATAAATGTCAGAGAAAAGAGTAAAGCTTACTAACGTATTAGAAAGTCAATTCCCCGATTATGTAAGATCGGAGTATCCTTTAGTCGTTGAATTTATAAAACAGTATTATCAATCTCAAGAGTCACAGTCAGCTCCGATTGATTTATTGGATAATATTGATCAATATATTAAATTAGACGAAAATACAAATACTTCTTATTCTGTAGTTCTTGGTGATGATATTGAAGAATTTGGTGATATTATTACTGTTGATATGCGTCAATCTCCAACAGGAACTATTGGATTTCCAGATACTTATGGTCTTTTAAAGATTGATGATGAAATTATTACATATACAAGCAAAACAGACACTGCTTTTGAAGGTTGTGTAAGAGGATTTTGTGGAATAACATCATATCATGATCCAACTGAATCAGATAAATTAGTTTTTAATCACTCATTAGCTGCATCTCATACTGGTAGTGTCTATGCAGATAATAATTCACTTACTTCTATTGGATCTACTGTTCAAAATTTAAGTACTTTATTTTTAAAGGAATTTTTGAAAAAGGTAAAACATCAAGTTTTACCAGGTTTAGAAGAAAGAAAATTAACTACTGATTTAAATCAAAATAACTTTATAAAAAGAGCAAAGGATTTTTATTCAACAAAAGGTACTGATCAGTCATTTGAAATACTCTTTAGGGCTTTATATGATTCTGATGTAAAAATTGTCAAACCTCAAGATTCCCTTCTCACTCCATCTAATGCTCAATATCAGATTACTAAGGATTTGGTTGTTGAACCTATAGAGGGAAATCCTGTTGATCTTGTTAATTCTACTCTTTTTCAAAAAACAACAAGTGGCGAAGATCAAGGATACTCACCTATAGCATCAGTCGAAGAAGTATATAGTGGTGTTGGTCAAACATACTATAAATTAAGTCTTGATGGTGGTTATAATAAAGATATTAGGGTTGATGGTTCAATTTATGGTAAATTTACTGTTCAACCTGCAACAAAAGCAATTGGAAATGTTGCTGTAGGTTCAACATATATTACTGTTGATTCTACAATTGGTTTTCCTGAATCTGGTGATCTTTATGTGTCTTATGGATCAACTGTAGGGGTAGTTTCTTATACTGAGAAGTCAGATAACCAATTTTTTGGTGTTACGGGACTTGTTGGTGTAGTTACTGATACTTATAGTGTAGGAATAGCAACTTATGCATTTGGTAAGTCTTCTATAGATGATACAGATATAAAAGTAAGAATTGGTTCTGTATTATCTGATTTTGAATATGAGGCCACAGCATTTGAATATTCTGTGGGTGATATTGCGAAAATAAAAACTTTAGGTGTATCTGATACATCAGATAAATCTGAAAATTGGTTTTATAATATTGCACCAGTTTATAATGTTAATAAATTAACTCTAATTGACTCTGCAGAACCTAGAACTTATCAAGTTGATTTTGATGTTGATCATTATTTTGATATTGGTGATAGTGCATCACTTATTGGTTCTGATGGAGTATCTTTAATATCAGCTGTTACTAAAATTAAAGATGCAAAGTCTATTATTATTCGTAGAGAAGGATTTATTGATACAAGTAAATTATTTACGTTAAGGAAGAACATTTTAAATGTAGATTCAACAAATTTCCCTAATGCTAATAAGTTTACATCTAATATTCAAAATCTTTATAAGAAAGATAGTGATTTAATAGTTGCATCATCATCTATTCCTTCATATGACTCTCAATCACTTGAAGTTACTGATAGATCAGTTACATTCTCTGGTACTTTTAGTGGTAGTACATTTGAAATAACTCCTGATAGAGATCATGGATTCTATACGGGTGATGCTGTTTATTATACTCCAGAAAAAGTAACAACTAGTTCTTATAATATTATTACTGGTCAAACAGACACATCAACAACTACAAATCTATTTTTAGCTAAAGAAGGTCTTTATTTTATTAAAAGAATAGATTCTAATAATGTAAAATTTGCAAATAGTAGATCAGATATTCATAATAACATTTTTGTTAACTTTACCAATGCAGTTACTGTTAATAATCAAAGAATTGAACCATATACGTTTAAAGGTAAGACATTATCATCACAAAAACTTTATAGAAAGTTATCAACTCCTATTAATGATGGTAATAAATCTTCTACTCCAGCTGGATTTACTGGAATCCTAATAAATGGTGTAGAAATTTTAAATTATAAGTCAAATGACTTTTGTTATTATGGTCAACTAGAAAATATTGATGTTATAACCACGGGTGATGAATATGATGTTATAAATCCACCAAATTTAATAATTGAAGATTCTGTTGGAACAGGAGCAACAGGTAAAGTATCATTATCTGGATCTCTTAGAGAAATTAAGATAATTGATCCTGGATTTGATTATGTTGAAGAACCAATAGTTTCTATTACTGGTGGTAATGGTGAAGGTGCTTTAGCATCTGTAAGTTTGAAATCTATTCAGCATTTTGCCGAATTTAATTCAGAAAATCCAGTAGATGTTGGTATAGGAACAACTGTATCTACATTACATTTCCCAACTCCACATAAATTTAGAAATATTGAAAAAGTAATCTATAATCCACAAGCACAGACAGCAATTTCTGGATTGAGTACTAATTCGGTATATTATACTCGTGTAGTAGATACACAAACTGTTAAATTGTATAATAGTGAAGCAGATGCTTTATTAGGAATTAGTACAGTAACATTATCAGCACTTGGAGAAGGTACGCAAAGAATAGTTTCTTATAATCCTAAAAATATCATTGAATCTATTAATGTACTTAATGGTGGCCAAAATTATCAAAATAAAGAGAAGATTGCAAATCCAACAGGTATAAGTACATTTTTAAATTGTATTAATATCGATAATCATCATTATGAATCTGGTGAAATTATAAAATATGTTTCTATTGGTTCTTCTATTGGTGGATTGACTAGTGGTAGTGAATATTATGTTAATAAAAAAGATAATGATAGTTTTTATCTATCAGAAGTTGGTATTGGAACTCAAAGTAAAGATATTTACTATAGAACTAATCAATACGTTGATATAACTTCTGTTGGGGTAGGAACTCATAAATTTAATTATCCTGATATAACTGTAAATATAACAGGAAAAACAGGTGAATCTTTAGCATCATATCAAGCTCAAGCACAACCAATATTTAAGGGAGGAATTACTTCTGTTCAGATAACTTCTAATGGTTCTGGATATGGATCACCTGAAGTTTTAAACTTTAATAGACAACCTGTTATTAGTCTTTCTAGAGGTGGTGGAGCACAATTAAAACCTATTATAAGTCAAGGTAAGATAGTTGAGGTTATAGTTTTAGCACCTGGTAGGGGATATCTTGGTTTACCAAATATTATTATAAATGGTGTGGGTAAAGGTGCATTTTTAACTGCAATTTTAGATAATGGTGAAGTTAAGTCAATAGAAGTAATTGAACCTGGAAATGGTTACAGCGAATCCGATACAACTGTTACTGTAGAATCAACTGGAGACGGTGCTCTCTTTGAATCAAAAGTACAGAGTTGGAGAGCTAATTTATTCCATAAACAAGGTGGATCTGAAGGATTATCTAATATTCCACTTGATGATGGATATATTATAAATCCATTAAATCCAAAATCAGGTTTACAATATTCTCACATATACACACCTAGAAAATTAAGAGAAAGTGTATTTGCAGTTGATCAAGTAGGAAGAAAATTATATGGCGAAACGGATTTAAAAAAAGAAAATGGTCAAGAAATTAAATCAGTTAGTCATTCTCCTATAATTGGATGGGCTTATGATGGACATCCAATATATGGTCCATATGGTTATAGTTCAACTCAAGGTGGTGTTGTAGATCAGATGAAGTCTGGTTATTCTATTTCATTAAAACAAAATAGGCCATCAACAGATATATTCCCTAATGGTTTCTTTATTGAAGACTATACTTATACCAAAGTAAATGATGAAACAGTACTAGATGAGAACAATGGTAGGTTCTGTGTGACCCCAGAATACCCAAATGGTACATATGCATACTTTACTACAATTGATCCCAATGTAGTCGATTCTGCAGGGGTCTTTGCTGGATATAGAAGACCTGTATTCCCTTATATTATAGGTGATAAATTCAATTCTATTATTGATACTTTTAATTATGATGTAAACTCAAATCAAAATGCTTTTGATTTAGTAGAAAACAAATATTATAGAAATACTGCACCTTATAATCTTATTGAAAAGAGTCTTAATTATCAATATATTGATATTCCTGATAATTTAAGTCAGTCAGTAGAAATAAAATCAACAACTCCAGGAAATATTCAATCAGTAGGAATAGAAACTGGTGGTAAGGATTATCAAATTGCAGATCGTATTATTTTAGATGATTCTCAAACTAAAGGTTATGGTGGTGATATTAGTATTTCTAAAGTTTCTGGTAAATCAGTAAGCTCTATTAGTGTTGCTACTACTAGTATTTCTGGTGTAGAAATTTATACTTCCAATGAATCTGGAAAATTTGATTTAATATCATCCACTCCACATCCATTTAAGAAAGATGATACTATTACTATATCAGGATTATCCACAAATGGATTAAAGTTAAATGGTTCATATATTGTTGGATTGTCAACTAATACATTATCATTAGTTGGAGTTGGTACAACATCATCTGGAATAGGTTCTGATGGAGCAACTGGAATTGTTACATTCGTTAATGTTGGTGGTGATTTGAGTAATACAACTCCAAATGATATTTTAGTGATAGATGGAGAGGAGCAAGTTAAGGTTTTAAATGTTGATAGAGAACAATCTAGACTTAGAATTTTACGTTCTGTTAATAATGTAAGTACTTCACATACTATTGGTTCAATATTAAGTGAGAATGATAGGCAGTTTAGTATCAAATCTAATGAAAATATAAAAGAAATATTAAAAAGAAATAAAGAATTTTACTTTAATCCTTCAGATTCTGTAGCTCTTGGTTCTACTTCTGGTATTGGTGTAGGAACTACTATTACTTTCTCTAATTCAGGAGTAGGAGTAACAGAAATATTTGTCCCCACAAAAACAATTTATATCAAAGACCATAACTTACAGACAGGTGATCTATTAACCTATTCTACAAATACTGGAACTGCTATAAAAGTTTTCAATGGTACAACTACTTTTGACTTAACAGACCAACAACAATTGTTTGTTGGTAAAGTAAGTAATGATTTAATTGGGATATCTACAGTAGTTGTAGGAGTAGGAACTACTGGAACATTTGTAGGTATAGCCAGCACTCAAAGAGATCAATCTACATTAATGTTTGCTGGATTAGGAACAGGTACATATCATAGCTTTAAAACTAATTATGCTGCAATAACTGGAAAGGTATCAAGAAATCTTGTTACAGTATCTACTTCAAGCACTCATGGATTAACTACTAATGATCTTATTGATATTGATGTCAATCCTTCAATAGGATCAACTTATAAAATGGTGTATAATGATTTAAATAGACGAACTGTTATAGATCCAAGAGATTTTGGTGATGCTGATATTGATATTAATGCGGATTCTATTGAAATATTGAATCATGGTTATATAACAGGTCAAAAGGTAATTTACACTGCTGCAACGCCAGCAGGAGGTCTCTCAGAAGGGGGAATGTACTATGTTGTTAAGGTGGGTGATAATAGTATTAAATTAGCAGCATCATACTATAATGCTACATTAGAAAATCCTATAATAGTTGATATTACATCAACATCTGCAGGAACAGTTGCTCCAATTAATCCTCCATTAGAATTGTATAAGGATTCTACTATAACATTTGATTTATCTGATTCATCACTTTCATTTGTTAAACAATCTACTCAATATTCTGCATTTACGTTAGAATTCTTTACTGATGAGAATTTTACTGATAAATGGGAAAAGAATGCTTCAGTAAAAGAATTTTCTGTTAATAAAGTAGGTGAAGTAGGTATTACTGCAAATGCTGCAGTAACATTGACTGTTAATAAAAACACACCTATAAAACTATTTTATAAATTAACTCCTGTTTATGAAAGTAGCCCTCCTTTAGAGAAAACACAAGCAATTTGTGATTATGATGTTATATCAAATAATCAAATTGAAGTTAAGCAAAGTGTTTATAATGGAGAATATAAAGTATCTGTAGGAACAACTAGTACTTTTACATATACTATAGCAGATGTTCCTGAAAGACCTTCATATTCATCAACTTCAACTATAGAGTATAAAACATCATCAATAAGTGCTTTTGGACCTATTAGTGATTTACTTATTAAGAATTCTGGAAATAACTATTATACTTTCCCAACAATTTCTACAATAAGATCTACTTTTGGATCTAATGCAATATTGAGTATTGGAAGTACAAATATTGGCCAAATTAAAAAAGGAACTATTCAAAATATTGGATTTAATTTCCCATCAGACAAAACATTAGAACCAAGTGTTGGATTACCTCAAATTATAGAAATTGATGATTTTTCTACTATTAAATCTATTGGTATTACATCTGTTGGTAGAGGTTATACTATAGCACCATTGCCAGTTATAGTTGATGGTAAAACTAATAAGGAAGTAAAAGAAGTTGAATTGCATTATCAACTTGGTGATACTAATGTAACTATTATTAAAAATACATTTGGAATGAGTAATCTTCCTCCAATTGTAATACCAACCCGTAATAGTAATGGTGTTGCTATTAGTACAGTTGGATTTAATACAATTACCAAAGATGTAACACTTGGATTAGGAACAGTTTATAGTGATGCATCTGAGTTCCCATTTGCTCTTGGTGATAAGGTATTAGTTGAGAATATTAGTGTTGGTGTTGGTTCTACTGGTATTGGATATAATTCTTCTGCATATGACTATAAGTTATTCAGTATAAAATCAGTTACACCAACTATCGGTGGATTTGGTACTGTTTCATATAATATGAGTGACGAGCTTGGTAATATAGTAACTCCTGGTGCATTTGATCCTACTAATTCTGATGGTCAGATAATTGCTGAGAAAACATTCCCAACATTTGATGTTAAATTTGATAGTAAGAACTTCTTCCCTGGCGAAACTGTTACGTCTGGAAAATCTACAGGTGTTGTAGAAAGTTGGGATCAAAGAGTTGGTACATTAAGAATTTCGTCAAGTGATTCTTTTGTTGTTGGAGTTGCAATTCAAGGACAATCTTCTAAAACAAGTGGAACACCAACAAGTATTACTACATATGATGCTTTCTTAGGATATGATGCAACTTCTAGAGTTGAAAAAGGATGGCAAACTAATTCTGGATTTGTAAATGATAACCAACAAAGAGTACAGGATAGTTTCTATTATCAAAACTTCTCATATGCATTAAAATCGAAAGTTGATTTTGATACTTGGAATGATTTAGTATCAAGCTTAAATCATACTTTAGGATTTAAGAAATTCTCTAATTATCAGTTAGAATCTTCTCTTGGTAATGAAGATTTGGTAGTTGGACTTACAACTAATCAAACTGCATATGAAGTTGTATCTGATTTACAGAATATTGCCGATCTTAATTGTAAATATGGATATGCATCTGTTAAAGAAAATTCTTTAGATATTGATGGTCAATTAGCTTCTAATGAAGTCATATTTGATAGAGGTGAATTAACAGATTATTTTGAATCCTTTGGTAACAGAGTGTTATCTATGGATAATCTAAGTCCTCAATTTAATAGTGTACCAAGAGCAACTAAGTTTAGTGTTGTTACTTCATTCCCAATAAATGAATCTAGAACCTTTAAATTCTTTACTTATGTAAAAGATAGAAGATATACTGGTGAAAGACAGTTGATGGTAGTAGATCTTGCACATGATACTACATTTGCTTATATTAATCAGTATGGTAGATTAGAAACTGTTTATGATATGGGAACCTTTGATTTTGTAATATCAGGTTCTGAAGGACAGTTATTATTCTATCCAACTAAAACTGAACTTAATGATTTTAATATTGCGGCTGTAACATACAGAATAGATGATAATTTAAAGGGTATTTCTAGTAAACAATTAGGTGGTGCAGTAAAGATTAATACAAGCAGCCACAAGGTCGCTGTAGGGGTCACAGAAACGGTTGTAGGGTTTGCTAGTACATATAGGTCAGCTAAGATTTTAGTAGGTGTTACTAAGGATGCTGGTGGAGATGGAACAACAATAAGTGGAAATGAATTTGAGTTTGATGAACTTAATTTAATTCATGATGGCACAGATGTAAGTATTGTTGAGTATCCACAAGTTTCTACAGATCAGAATCCATTTGAAACTCCAGGATTAGGAACTTATAGAGCATATATTGATGGTTCTCAAGTAAAAGTTGATTTTGCACCTGCTGTTGGAGTTGGAACAACTTCAATCGTAAATACCCTTCAAGTTTTGATGGGTAATGAGAATTCAACTGGAGTAGGAACAGAAGATTTAAGACATGCAAGATTGCAAGGAAAAACTACAAATATTGCAGCTTCTGCAACACCTACAGAAAATGTTATTGCTAAATTTGAATCTCAAACAAATCCAGTAACTGATGAATTTGATGCTGCATATTTTGTAGTTCAGGTTACAGATAAAACCAATAATGAGTATCAATTCTCTGAGGTTATGGTCGTTGATGATTATAATGAAATTAATGGTGTTGGTGATACTTATGATTTAGAATATGGTACTCTTCGTACCGCATCTGGATTAGGAACTATTGGTTCTAGAATTGATGTAAATTATGGTGGTGTTACTTACACTGAACTTGTATTTACACCAAATCCAAATATTGATGTTCATGTTAATGTTTACATGAATTCTATTAAATTTGATAATGGAGAAAAGGATGAATTAGATTTAAGTGTTGCTACTATTCAATCAGAATTTGGAGTTTATAAAGGAACTCATAGTGATGTTAAGAGAGCCTTTGAAATAAATCACGATAATAATCCAATATTTGAAAAACAGTTTATTGGTAATGATGTTGGTATTGTTTCTGTTTCTAGTAATACTGTTAAGATCCCAAATCACTTCTTTGTTAGTGGAGAACAGGTAAATTATAGACATGCAGGTGCTGGATCTACTCAAGCAATCGGAATTACCTCTGCTACTTTTGTTGGTATAGGAACTACTGATAAGATGCCTGGTGATTTGTATGTTATTAAAATTGATGACAATTATATTAAGTTAGCATCAAGTGCTGAAAACGCATTAAAACCTTCACCACAGAATTTAGATATAACACATGTTGGTATTGGTACATCTCATAGATTTGTATCTACAAATTCAAATTCTAAGGTACTTGTTGCAATTGATAATGTAATTCAATCTCCAGTTGTTGCATCTGCAATTACAGCATCACTTTCAAGTAATTGTAGTTTTGCTGATGATTTATTACAATTTGCTGGAATTACTTCATTCTTTAGTGGAGATTTAATAAAGATCGGCACAGAAATATTAAAGATTGAAGGTGTTGGTATAGGAAGTACTAATTTTGTTAGAGTTAAGAGGCCTTGGTTGGGAACTCAAGCAGTTGGATATGATACAGGTGCTTTAATTACTAAAGTAAGTGGTGATTATAATATCGTAGGTAATACTATGAATTTTGTAACTGCACCTCATGGTAATCTACCAATGAGTTCTACTACTAATCCACCTGATAGTAGGGATTGGGTTGGAGTGTCTACAAGTTCTAGTTTCCAAGGAAGATCATTTATAAGATCTGGAGCTTTAGGTGGTGTAAATGAAACATATGCTAAAAACTATATTTTTGATGATGTATCATCAGAATTTAATTCTATCAATAATAATTTTACTTTAACATCTAACGGATCAAATGTAACTGGAATTAAAGATGATAATGCTATTATTTTGATTAATGATGTATTCCAAGATCCTGGTGCAACAAATAATTATGTTTTTGATGAACCAGGAAATGTGGGTGTCACTACTTTACAGTTTGTTGGAAGTGCAGTAACGGTAACGAATGATGTTGGTATTTCATCATTCCCTAAAGGTGGAATAATTTTATCAGTTGGATCTACTAATGGTCTTGGTTATCAACCATTAGTAGCTGCTGGTGGAACTGCACTTGTATCTGCTGCAGGAACTATTAGTTCTATTTCTATCGGAAATACTGGATCTGGTTATAGATCTGGAATTCAACCAATAAGAGTTGGTGTTGCTACTCATAGTGGTGCAAAATTAATTGATATAGGAACTGCTACTGTAACTGATGGACATATAACTGGAGTTGCGGTAACTAATCCTCACGTATTCTATAAACAGAAAACAATTAATAATGTTGTATATGATCACACTACAGGAATAACAACTGTTACTACTCGTGGTAAACATGGATTAATTGTAGGAGATGAAGCTAAACTATCTGGAATAGCATTTACTTGTGAATATTCTCCAAGATTAGGAATTACAACAGCTGATTATAATAATGTAGTTGGTATCATGACTGTCACCACTAATGGTGGTCATGGATTAGTTGTTAATAAGGATGTTATCTTTACTGGATTAGCATTTACATGTGGTTTAGATAATGGTGCTTCAACTCATTACTATCCAAGAGGAGAAGATCCTACTTATAACACTGCAGTATCAATTGCAGCAACAACAGCAACAACAGTTACAATAGATGTTGGTTTTGGTTCTCCAAATGATCAATATGCACATAATTTTGTTTCAGCAACTGCTGGTGCTGTTAAGAGTGGTGGCAACTACCAACATCAGTTTGTAGAGGCTGTTGCTGGATGTATCAGTATAACTGGTTCTACAAATACACTTACACCAACTGCTGCAGATTATAATCCTGCTGCTGGAATTATAACATTCACATCTGCATCACATGGATTAACAACATCTGATAGTGTTAGGATTTCAACTGATGGAATAGTTCTTAGATGTGCAATGGATAATTATGCATCATTGCATTCATATCCACGTACAACAGATCCTATTCATGATACTGCAGTTAGTGTTGCATCTACAACTGCAAATACATTTAGTCTCGATGTTGGTACATCTCCTATCGTAAGTCATAACGTATCTGCTGCTGATTATGATGCAGTATCTGGTATCATGACTATGACAATTGGTGCTCATACATTAAAGACTGGAACTAGTATCAAATTAGAGACTGAATCATTAACATTCCAGTGTGCTAAAGATGGAAATGCAACTAACCACAGATATCCAAGAAAACCAGATCCTTACTACAATGGAACTCCAGTAACTAATGTTATTAGTTCCACTAAGTTTGAAGTTAATATTGGTATTGCTACAGTCCCATCATTCTATGTTGGTTTAGGTTCTGTTCAAGGAGCATTACTTGCACCAAGATCTAATGGTAGAGATCCAGCTATTGACCCACGTACTGTACTTAATGTTTTAAGTGACAATACTTTTGAAGTTAATACTGGTATGACTACCTGCCCTCATTTCTATGCTAGAGGTGGTAAGGTTGATAAACCATTTGAAGTTCTTATTGATGAACCATTATCTTACAGTAATATTCCTTTAGTTTACTCATCTAATTCTGTTACAGGTGTAGGAACAAGTGCAACTGCTGATATTGTTGTAGGACAAGGATCTAGTGTTACTTCCTTTGTTATAAAAGATGAAGGTTATGGATATGGTGTTAATGAAATACTTACTGTTCCTATTGGTGGCCCACTTGGCATTCCAACAACCTCTGCATATGAAGAATTCCAATTAACAATACAAGAAGAAGTTACTGATAAATTCACTGGTTGGTCTGTTGGAATGCTTCAATCTTTAGATAGACTTGATTCATTATTTGATAATGCAAGAAAAGCATTTACTATGACACTTAATGGTGAACCTCTTGCTATTAAAGCAAGAGATGGATCTCCTATCAATGTTCAAGATACATTATTAGTGTTTGTTAATGATATTTTACAAGTTCCTGGTGAAGGATATGTATTTGAAGGTGGTAGTATTATTACATTTACAGAAGCACCTAAAGAAGGTGATACATGTAAGATTATCTTCTACAAGGGAAGTGGTGATATTGATGTTGTCTTTAGGGATATTATTGATACAGTGAAACCTGGCGATAAAGTTGATATTGGATATGATCCTCAACTAGGACAAAAATATTGGCAAGATGAGGACAAGAGAGTTGTAACTAAGATCAATTCTATTGATAATGCAGGAACTAATATTTACTATGGTCCAGGTAATACTAATGATGAAAATCTATTGAGACCTGTTGATTGGTGTAAGCAAACTGAAGATACTGTTATCAACCAGAAGAGAGTATCTAAAGCTAGAGAACTTTATGAACCAGTAATTCATCCTACTGCGTATATGATTAAGAGTGCTGGTATTGGTTCTACATCGATATATGTTGACACTATTAGACCATTCTTTAATCCTGCTAATGAAACTGATGGAAGTAGAACTTTCCAAGATAAAGTTACTATTACTTCTCAAAATTCAAAAGTAGGAGCAATTGCAACAGCAAGTGTTAATACATCAGGAATAGTTACATCGATTACTGTTGATAATGCTGGTATTGGTTATACAGGCACTCCAAATGTTATTATTCAATCATCTACTGGAACACAAGCTACTGCAACTGCAACAATATCTGGAGGATCTGTAACTGGTATTACTCTTTCAAATTCTGGAACAGAGTATTCATCAACAACTCCACCTATTGTTTTGATTGAATCACCAACTCTTGTTAGTGAAATTGATAATGTAAGTTCTTATCATGGTGATAATGGAGTTATTGTTGGATTTGGTACAACTACAGTTGGTACTCAAAATAAGATTATTGTTGATTTCCATATACCATCAGATTCTTATTTGAGAGATTCATCTATTGTGACTGGTATTGCTACTTTAAGTAGTATATCAACTGGTGATTTCTTCAGTTTATTTGAAACTAATGTAGGAACAGGTTCTACAATAACAACATATGATAATGTTGGAAATATAATTGGAGTATCGACATACAACATGGATACTATATTCCAAGCAGATACTGTAACTAATGAAACAGTTACGATAGTGGGATTGGGTACAACTACTGTTAGAAGAGTAATGGCAAAGATTAGTGGAATCTCCACTGTTAACTGGGATTCTACTACAGGTGATGATAGATTTGATTCTACCAATTATACATTCGATAATACTGCAGAAACAGTTAGTTACTCTGGTATAATTACTTCTGGTTTATTCTTTGGAAATTATACTTGGGGTAGAATTGATTTACATTCAAGATCTGAAGACAATTCCTTTGAGGCATATGGCCGTAATGGTTATGCTGGACTCCATACTTCAGCAGTTGTTCAAAGAACAAATAGATTGAAATTCCAAGATTATACCTAATTAATAATACTAAATAACTTAAAAATAGAGAAATAATGGCTAAACAAGGCATTACTACTGGAACAACCCCGAACGACGGAACTGGCGATACCTTGTTGTCTGGTGCTGTTAAAATTAATAGTAATTTTGATGAACTTTATGATTATTTTGGTAATGGAAGTGTTTTAAATTTCACTTCTGCGGTTTGGCCACAAAATGACACTGGTATTCATACCACAAGAAACGTAGGTATTGGAACTACAACAGCAACTGAGAAACTTACTGTAGATGGTAATATAAGTCTTCCCGATGATAAATCTGCATATTATGGATCAAGTAATGATTTTGAGATTACACATAATACTTCTTTAGGAAATGAGATAAGTCTTAGAAATGATCATCCTCTTTTTATTAATGATGGAACAGTATCAAATACTTGGTTAAAAATTGATAAAAATGGTTCATTATTCTCTCCTGCAGGTATTACTTCCGTTGGAGCTGCAATTACTTTTAAGGGTACTGATGGAAGTATATTAGCAACAAATCAAAAGATAGCAGGTATTATTACTACTGGACATTTAGTAGCAACTCAGGATTTAACTGTAGCAGGAAAGATTACAGGTGTTGGATCTATTACTGGTGCTACTATTCATGGTAGTGGTGCTGGTTTATCAAATATTGTTAATTCAATTACTGCTGGTGCTGGAGTTACTGTTAGTGGTTCAACTGGAACTATAACTATAAGTTCTGCATCTGGTGGAGCACAAGGTTATTTCCAAAAGAATGTTACTGGTATAAACACAACATCAAATGTTGGTATTGGAACTACTACTTCATCAAGTGCTTTAACAGTATCTGGAGATGGTAAATTTACTGGTATTGTAACGGCTACCACATTTATAGGTAATGTCACTGGTGCTGTGACTGGTAATGTTACTGGTAATGTTACTGGTAGTGCAGCTACAGCAACTGCTGCTGCAACTGCTTATGGATTAAGTGGTACACCTAATATCAGTGTTGCAGTTGTATCTGCATCATCTACTATAACTGCTGCTAAATTTGTAGGAGATGGAGCAGGACTTACGGGTGTAACGGCATCTGGTACTGGAATTGTTATTAAGGATGCTGGAAGTCTAGTTGGTACTGCAGGAACAATTGATTTTGGTGATAGTTTATCTGTTAGTGCTATTTCTGGTGCTGCTGTTACTGTAACAGGAACTACTCCTAATAACTTAACTCCTGCCACAATGGTGGTTTCTGGAGTTACTACAACTAATGGTATTTCTAATACTGGATCTTTCGTTACTAGTGGTGATGTAAACACAACTACTGGAATATTCCGTTGGTCTAGTAAACTTGGGTTGAGTCTAGGTAATGACCCTGTATATTATGCAGGAACACCAAGTGGAACAAAAGGTGATCATAGTTTTAAAACACATGGTTCAGGTGCTAGTAGTGTAGAGAGATTCCGTATTTTTGGTGATAGTACTGGTGGAGCAATACTTCATGTTGGTATATTAACTGCTAGAATTGATAGTCCACAAGTTGTAAGTAGTGGAGCAATTAGTGGTACAGCACTTACTGTATCTAGATATGGTGTTACAACTGGATTTGGAACCTTTGTTGCATCTGCTGGTGTTGCACATACAGTAGATACTTTCGGTACTGCTTACAAAACTGCTGAATATACATTACATCTTGAAGAGACTACAAATAGTCAGACAGAAAAAGTTCTTGTAATGCAAAATGGCACTACTGCATTCTCAAATGAATATGCAGTAATGTATAATGGCAATCTTCTAGTTTCGATTGGGGCAACACTTGCCAGTGGAACAGTTAAATTGGAGGTTACTCCAAGAGCTGGTATTAGTGGACTGACCACATATAGATTCACTAGGGAGACAATGAATTAAATGGATTTTGCAGATTATAAGGATACTCTTCCTAAAGAGCCTTCATCTGGTAAGAAGGCATATTCTGTTGGTTGTGCAAATGCTGAAGATTGGCAATTTATTGATAATTTACTAAAACAAAGCGGTACTTCTGAAACTAATGTTCCTAATGCTGCTGTTACAGTAACTGACGAAAAAATACACAGTCAAACTAGAGCAGTATATCAATTAACGGATACACAAGCAGTAAATCTTAGAAAGCACTCTAAAGTTTCATATGTAACTATTGACACCACTAGATATCCAGGTACATATAAACCAGAACCTGGTGAATTATTAGATTCTGTAAAAAATTATAGATATGATTCTACTGTAAAAAATTATAGAAATATAAATTCATTACCATCATCTCCAGTAGAGGCAGATAAGAATAGGGCTGGATATCAATTACTGAGATGTGTTGACAAGGAGGATCCTTGGGAATATGCAACTATTAATGATGCTTTAAACAATAGACTTGAGTATTATGGTGACGGATCAGATGTTGATGTAGTAGTTGCTGATACTAGAGCATGGTTTGGTCATATTGAATTTCAAGGTAATTTAGGTGGTCCTGCAAAATATAGAGGTACTAATGCATTAAAGGCTGGACATTCTACGAGTAGTACTACTGGTTCATGTGATGTTTTAGATCTAGTATTAGATGCTCCTTATTATATTGATCCTGATTGGTTTGAAGCAAGTGCTTATACTAGATTAGAAACTCGTTGGGATGGTACAAAAGTTCCCGTAGAATCTGTAGCAAGATTATGGTGGTCTGATTCTTCTCAAAGATCTGCAGCATTTTCTGGCATTGGAGAAGTAAGTACTATTACCACAAGTTATACAAGAGCAAACTGTAACGGAACGTATAATAATGACCCTGCAGGAGTTTGGACTGATTATCATGCAACTCCATGTATGTCACAAACATATGGAAGACAGTATGGATGGGCTTTTAATTCCAATAAGTGGTTTGCAAATGTAATTGGAACAAGTGGAATTGAAGTAGAAGAATTTTTTGATATATTAAAATTATTCCATCAGAATAAACCAAATAATGCAAACTATGGAACAAAAGATCCAACAGTAACATCTAATAGTTGGGGTTATCGTAAATCAGTCGCATCTAGTGGTTATTATTATTATCGTACAGGAACTGATGGCACTGGTGGTGTTTCATATAGTTCTAAACCTGCATTTATGAATAATTTTTCTCAAACATCTATTAGAGGAGAATATGTGGGTAATAGTATGGTAACTGCTGGTGAAGAGTTGATTGATGCAGGTGTTATATTTGTTTGCTCTGCAGGAAATACCAATCAAAAAATAGTAGAAGTTGATCATCCAGACTGGAATAATTATTGGGATGAAAATAATAATACTCCATTATCTGGTGCAACTGCTGTAAGATCTGGTTATGACATGTATAATACTATCAATCGTCAAGGATTTCCTGGTCAAATTGGAAAGAAAACTGAGGATGGTGTTACTAGATATCGTACAATAGCAGTTGGTGCATTGGATGAAGATTATCAACCAATAGGTGGTGGTGAGTATATAGAAAGAAAAGCAGATTATAGTAATATGGGAAATCTTATTCGTTTCTATGCTCCAGGTAAAAATACATTAGCAAGTTCTACTAACTATGGTACTAGATATAATCGTTATGATTCAACTTATACTATAGATTCTAATACATCTTCAACATCTGAAGATAGATTGTTTGGAGGAACTAGTTCTGCATGTCCAACAGCTGCAGGTATTATTGCTACAAAAGTTCAGTTTATGAGACATTGGACTGGAGATGATGTACTGGGTTGGATAACCAGAGTAGTTGGTGAAATGTCAGATGCAGATTTTTATCATGGTACTGAAGATAATTCTGCAACTACTGGATGGACAGATGATTATACTACACAAGGTGGTCCAGGTTCTATAATATGGGATGCTGAATCTGGTGGAGAGGATCCTACTACAATAGAAACTAATAATGTTTCCGTTGCTGGTAATATAACTATATCATTACAATAAATACCTAAAAACAACGAACAATGGCAGATAAGAGCTTTGGCGTAAACGAGTTAAATGTAATCAGCAATAGTGCTAGTGCTGTTGGTGTCATTTCTTGTACCAACAGTATGACAGTCAATGCTGCTCAAGTTGGTGTCACTACAAATGTAAGTGTTACTGGAGTTACTACTTCTGATAGTTTTCACAGTAACGATACAACTGGTGATGGAAGTGATGTCGGCTTTGCAATTAAATATAATCTTACTGCAAATGGTACATCTGCTTATCGTTTTGCTGGTCCTGGTATAGTAAATACTGTAGATAATCCAACATTATATTTACAGCGTGGATTTACTTATATTTTTGATAATACAACGGGTTCTCATCCACTTAGAATCCAATTTACAGGAACAACAACAGGTGTTGGTACATATGTAAGTGGATCACAAACGGGAGTTCAGGTATTTACTGTACCGCATACAGCTCCTGCTTCTTATGAGTATCAGTGTACTTCCCATTCTGGCATGAAAGGCACTCTAAATATACCTACATAAACTACTCTAAATAAATAAAAACTTTTCACAATGTCTGCTATCATAACAGATCAAATTAGAATATTAAATGCGAAGAATTTTGTAGCAGGTATTGGTGCTACGAGTAATTCTTATTATTCTTTTATTGGTTTACCAAACTCATCAGATGTTCAAAGTGATTGGGATGAATCTCCTCCTGCACCAAAGGATAACTTTGAAGAGGAAGATTCATATTGGGATACTATGATGGCATTGAAGAAAATCAATGCATCGGATGTTAGGCAGGTAGTAAGGAAAAGAATTTGGACTTCTGGTACAATTTATGATATGTATCGGGGTGATTATAGTAGTTCTAATAGAGCAAAAATCTCTGGAGCAACTAATTTATATGCTGCATCATATTATGTTTTGAATAGTGATTTTAGAGTATATGAGTGTTTACAGAATGGAACTGATCCAGATAACCCTAACGGAAAACCATCTTTGGATGAACCTACTTTTACTGATTTAGAACCTCGTTCTGCAGGTAGTAGTGGTGATGGTTATATTTGGAAGTATCTTTATACAATTAAACCAGCTGATATTGTAAAGTTTGAATCAACTGATTTCTTACCAGTCCCTCAAGATTGGGCAACTTCTATTGATGCTGCTTCTGTTAGGAATAATGCAGTTGATGGTTCTCTTAAAATTGTAACTGTTACAAATAGAGGAACTGCAATAGGTAATACTGCAACATCATATACTAATGTTCCTATTAAAGGAAATGGTTCTGGTGCTCAGTGTACTGTTGTTGTTAATAATGAATATAAAATTGATTCTGTGACTATTACTAGTCAAGGATCTGGATATACTTATGGTTCTGTTGATTTAACTGCAGGTGGAGTTCCTACAGGAACTACTATTCCTACATTTGATGTTATCATTTCACCAGAGGGTGGACATGGGGCAGACATTTATAGGGAATTAGGTGCATATAATGTACTTTTATATTCTCGTATTGAAAATGATACTGAAAATCCAGACT